GGATTTTAACAGGTGGAAGAGCCAACTCCTCGGCGATGTCACTGTTTTTAAGAACTGACGCCTCGTCGATGTGCATGCCTTTGACCCATTCTGTAACAAGACTTGAGCTTGCAATTGCTGATCCGCACCCGTATGTTTTAAATTTTGCATCTTGAATGATTCCATCTTTACCAACTTTAATTTGAAGTTTCATCACATCGCCACAAGCGGGAGCTCCGACCATACCTGTGCCAATGCCGTCTTCATCTTTACCAAATGATCCCACATTACGCGGATTCTCATAGTGGTCTATTACTTTTTCACTGTATGCCATTTTATCTTCCTTGTAATCGGTCATTTACGATTGACCAATCGATAATTCTCCAAATATTTTCTAAATACTTGGCTTTATTTTGTTGATAGTCTAGTGCCCATGCATGTTCCCATGCATCTATCAATAGAGCAATACTCATGCCCTTTGTGTATTCGTGATTATGAATAGTGTGCAACTTGCCACCTGGATCCATGTAAATCCAATTTGATCCCTGGGCGGCCATGAATTCTTTTTCAAAGGCTTCTTTAAATTTATCAAAGCTACCATAGACTGCATCGATAAGTTCTGCACTATCCCCAGCAGGCTTATTTGCGGCTCTTGCAGGAGTTAGGCCTGCAAAGAACAGGTTGTGTAGTGTTGCTCCACCGTAGTTGAACTTTGAGTCACCTTCACCTTTATTGTATCTTTCAAAATACTTTGCGGCCAGTCCGTCAAAGTGATAGTCAAGAGTTTCTTTGCTCATAACAGGTTCTAAATCAGTCTTGTCAAACTTTAGTTTGCTTTGAACTAGTTCTCTGCCATCAGCATCCTCTTTGAGATACTTGATAAAGTGCATGGTCATACTGAGAAGCTACTTCCACATCCGCACTTGGTCTGTGCATTTGGATTATCTATGCTGAAATTTGTACCCATTAGATCTTCAGTGAAATCCAATGTGGCTCCTTGGAGATACTGTGCGCTCATAGAGTCGACTATGACTTTTCCAAACTCAAAATCATCTTCATTTTTAGTTTGGTCAAAGTCAAATGCATAGCTAAATCCGCTACAACCACCACCTTGAATAGCTATTCGTAGAAATGGCTCTTCATTTTCTACTAGAAGTTTTTCAATTTCTGTGTTTGCGTTTTCTGTAATTGTAATCATAATAAGTCTCCGTATTGTATTTACCAATGTCTAACCACACCTGCAATAATAAACAGGTTGGTAATAACGTAGCAGAAAACAATGACAGTTCTAATAACTGCTATGCGATCTGCTTCAACATCTGTTGTGCCTGATTTTTCGCCTAGAGCCTTTGCCCAGAGACGCCAAGTGTTTCTTCCAACCATGGCTTACACGCCTCCCAAGTACGATAGATATGAGCTTGTCCGCCTGCACGAGACCATTCCTCACAGTTACTAGTTCTGTCATCGATAAGGATATCACCCGGTTGACAATGACGCCACTTGTCATGGCTAAAGGGTCCAAAAAATACAGGGATACCCGGAAAGTGTTGATTAGCCCACCAACACTTGTCCCAGCTAGCATACTGTCCACTATAATCATGTGGCAATGCTGTTAAGAAGGTAACACGTTCAGCTAGTCTTTTTGATACCGCATCCTTGCAGAAGTCAACTAATTCATGTGCTCCAGGCTTTAGCGGAAGTTTGCTATAAAAACGAAAATCTTCTTTAAGCCTATCCCAATCTTGTTGAGGAATACGCTCGCCCTTTTCATTGTCCCATCGCATTTTAAGTGCGTCTTGTGCGTAAACTAGCCAATCTGCTACCACATCATCCATGTCTAAATATATTTTCATAACTGTATTATACAGTCTTTATTTCTAGATGTCAACTATGTGACTTTAACACTTGAGACACCACCTGTCGGTGGTACATATAGGGATGATCTTGGATCTGTATACGCATTCAACCGACCTGACTTATCTACGCCAAGTGGCGCAGTAGTAACTGTTACGTTATATTCTGGAGGTAATTGCCAACTTCTGCCAACATAGACAACTTGTCTTGGCCATGGCGCCCCAAATTGTGCTTCAGTTAGATTATCTGATTGATTGCCGCCCAATATTTTTAATGCACCTGTTGTGGGATTATAGCCTCTAAAGAATCCAATATGTCCGCCGCCGGTTCTTGAAAAAATAACAACATCATTTAATCTCCATTTGGAAGGATCCCCTAATGGAACGGCTGTGCCATATCCTTTGTATGCTAAACTACTTAGAGTTTTTAATGACGGTAGGTAACACATTTTTAATACCCATCCTGCAAATCCTGCACACCAAGGGGTACTGTCAGTGTTAATATTAAATCCCACACTTTTATAGCAATTAATAATTTTATTATTGCTTCCAGTTTCTTTCCAACGTCCAGAAGCGGCCTCGTAGAGTAATTGATCAAGTGTACGACTTAGTTTTAAAAATTTATCATCGGGCGTTAGGTTATCAGTTACACTATCTGGCAAGATAGTAGTAGCAGGTGCGGGAGGTAGGCCAACTGATGACTCGACTGGTACATCACCTTTCTTTGAAATTCCTACTATAACTGCAAGTTGGTCAACTTTTGCAACTAAGGTACTAACAATAAGTCCTTGCACTTCTGGAATAGTTAATGTTCGCTTTACTGCTTCGTGTGAGTAGTCGTCGCCGTAGGCAATTACATTTGAACTGCCTGTGGTTATGTTAGTGCCGTTTGACATGGCATCGCCTGCTCGAGCAATTTGTCGATTCTCTGCGGTAACAGTAGTTGAGCCTCGTACAACAGTGGCACCTTTGGCATTAGCTGACCCAACTAATACCATTGGTTGATTATTAACCAGTACTGACTGTGCGCCTTCAACTAATTTTTGGCCACCTGCAACGTCAACATTTTGTCTTGCTACGCTTGGCATGGATTATGGTGCAGGAGGTTCGCCTGCAAGTATTTTGGCTTTGCCTGCAGATATTCGTTGAAGTCCAGCATCTTTTATAGCAACGGCTTCGTTTACTACATCTTTGACTTTAAATCCTAGATATTTTGTTTTAAACTCTGTCCACATACTAACAGCATCTTGTGCAACTTGTGTTCCTGCAATCCAATCTGTAGTATATGTATAACTCCACGAGAAACCATCACTAATTTGTGTAGTAATTAAATTGCTGGCATAAGACTGTGCTCGAAGAATACTAACATCTTGAACAGATGACTGTATCTTTGCTAGTATATTACCCGGAGTTACAACGGTAGGAGGTTTACCAGCATCAGCTAGTGATTGATTAGTAGTCTGTTGTTGAAATTCGTTGTTCTTGATTTGATCTACAATGGCTATCTGTTGATTAGCAACTCCGGCAGCTACTTGAGTTGCAATACTGGCCATACCATTTTGCATTTTTTGAAGTGCTTGAAATGTTTCTGCTTGAGTTTTTTTCATATCATTCAGAGCCAATGCTATGTTTGATGCGGCCACTGCTAAATCTGCCATTGAGCTGTTTATACCGCGAAGCTGTGCGGCAGGAGTATTAGGTAATATGGCCGCGGCTGTTGAAAAGGCAGCGTTAAATGCAGTAGTTTGTGCGGCCACTGCCGTTGTTAATAGAACTATCTGGGCAGGTGTATCGTCGGCAATAACAAACGTGCCAGGTCCGCCTGTAAAATTTGCTGTAGTTGTCATTTATTACTCCTAGTAATAATATTTATACCAGTTTTATGCCCGAAGTCTGTTCTAGGAATTGCTTGGCAAATACAGCATCGGTGGCTTCTGCAACTGTAACAGTATTTTTGGCTAGTTTAACTTCTTTGTCGGGATTAACTGTAAACAAGTAAGGCATTAGTCCAGGACCATTTGGACCCATAGCAATGACCATAGGACGACTTAGTCTATAATGCATAACGCCATCATCGACTAGTTTTGCTACGATCTCTTCTCCGCTGGTTAGTTTAAATGTAACCACTTCTCCCGTCATCACCCCTTTATCAATAATCATATTAACCTTTCAATGTAGTAAAAAATTCTTCGTCTCGATCTGCAAGTCCTTGAAATCCTCCGGGCAAAAGAACTCCGTCTTTGAAAATCTGTGGTACTGATCGTAATCCCTGTTCCATTAGGAACTCGCGGGCGCCAGTGTGTTCTTCCATCTTAATCACTTTGAATGGAACACCTTTGCTTTCTAATAGGGCTTTTGCTCTGTCACAAAATGGACAGTTGTTTTTTGAGTATACTGTAATCACTTCATTTCCTTTGTATCATATGTCTGTTGGAATATATCTAGCTTAACAGCACCGTAGTCTCCGTCACCGTGTCGAACAATAACATCGTTGCCTTTGGTATAAGATAAGTCACCCCAGCTGGTATGCAGAACACCGTCATGGTCAGCTAGCTTGGCGTACTTGACAATCTTCTTTGGTGTAGCTTTATGCTCATCATCTACATCATATTTGTCTGCAAATGATTCTGGGCTTACAGGATACTTCTCACCTTTTGGCCCAGTGATGATCTTGTGTCCAACATCATACTTAACAGGACCTTCCAATGTATCAACTGTTCCTGGCTCTGTAGCAGTATCATAGTGAATAGATTTAGCCAGTTTAAAAGTTTTAAATGCGCTGTCCTTAAACCAACTGTCGTCGATGTTACCTTCGATAAGGTTTATATATTCTCTTAGTGTTTTCATAATGATGGTAGTGCGTCATAGTCTAATGTTTCACTCATTACACCGATGACATAGTTTGTTGATTCTGACTCTTGTAATGCTGTTTGTTTCTTGCTTGTGTCAACGTGCTTGTTGAACCAAGGAATGGGAGTTGACTTTGGTGCTGGACTATTATATTTGATGCCAATTTCTTTTAAGGCACTTACTGCGGTATAGTCCATAAAATCACGTAGAATATTAGCGTTAAGTCCAATAACTGGACCTTTCTTAAACAAATAGTTAGCCCATTCTTTTTCTTCACGAATAACATCCATATATAGTGCATATACTTCTTGTTCACATTCTTGTTTGGCAGAGGCAAAACGAGGATCTTCTTTAACCACTTGATTGATCAAATAGGCCGTCCATCCTTTGTGTAGTAGTTCATCTTGTAGAATCAACTGAATAATATTTCCATTGCCCATAAAGATTTTATTCTCAACCATTGCTAGACTTGTAGCAAATGACACCATGAAGCGGAATGCTTCTAATGCGTAGCTGGCATGCAGTGCCATCCAAATTGCACGGATATGTCCATGCTCAGTAACTGTTTCGCCCATCTGCTTGCGACAGTTAACCATATGCAATGCTTCGTAATAGTCGCCTACACTGGATGCCATGTCTACAATTTCTTTGGTGTCGTGAATGGTGTTGAATACATCCTTAGGCACATTGTAAATGTTGCGGATAATATGACTGTAGCTCTTTGAGTGAATATTAGTTTCAAAGAATGTCCAGTTGTAGACCAGTGCTTCTAGTTCTGGCAAACTGATCACCGGCATAAAGATTTGACTTGGGCCGCGGCCTTGCAAACTGTCTAAGGCTGTCTGACGTAACAAGTTGCTGGTAAAGATATGTTTAACTGCATCGCTAGCATCTTTAAAATCATTTGAATCTTTAGTCAAACTGATCTCTTCCGGTTGCCAAAAAAAGCCACGTGCTGTAGCTTCAAAGTCTGCAATCTTTTTGTATTTGACTTCTTCAAATCTCTGTATGGTAACAGGACCTGCTGGATCCAGAAACATCTTGCGATTCAAATAGTCTGTCTTTGTGTTTAAATTATATTGTGCTTTACTCATTAATATTTTCCTGAAGCAAGTA